TGGTCAGTTAGAAGAGGAAAGTTAATCGGCAAACAATTAACTTCTGATCTTCGTACAATTTTCACGCGTAACGATCCATTTCAGAATGTCGCCACTATCATTGATGCTCTTCAACAAGCAATTGATCAGGGGATTGGCATTATTTTTGGCTACAGATCAGGAACAAAAGGTAAATATCAGAATCCATTTAAAATTAGAGATGTTGCTATCTATGCATGGGAAGTATCCGGTAATTCTCTTAAAGTACTAGGTTACGATCAAGCAGTAGTAAGGCATAATATCCAAGTGCTAGTCGAAAATGGTTATATTAAAGACATTAAGGACTTTGAGCGTCAACTAGCACAGCAAGGGCAGAAAGCCCTTGCTGACCCTGAAGGCAGAATCAATCCTGATGGTGGTGCTGAGAATACCCTCATGACAGCTGTATTTGGGCTAAAAGAGTCAGCAGAGAATATTCGTAGTGAAGGAATCAAAGAACTACTGGAAAGCGGAAAGCTTAAGAAATCATTTCGCTCCTACGATGTAGAGGCTTTGGCTGGTGTTGGAAGAGGTCGCAGAAAAGCTTTCACTTTCAATTACGACAATATCCGTAATAACTACAATCCGTTCAGGCAGAGTGATGAACCGATGTTCATGCCAGCCTTGGAAGATGCTAAATCTATTGTGGCAGAAAAGGGCAGGGTAGCGGAGAACGCGGAAGATGTATTCTTTGGAGCTATGCTACCAAAGCTTCTTCGCAAAACTGGAGGACAGCTCAAACCAAGTGTTCGCAATATCCGCGAGGCTACTAGAAGAGCAATCGAGGATGTGACTCCATTCCTGCGAGATAATCCGCAGTTTGCTGATTATTACAACAAGGACATGGAAGCTACTCGTAATGAGCTAGATCAAGGCTATGGCAATGTAAGCGATGATGATTTCCTCTTCTATCGAACAATGCTTGGACTAACATCTCCAGGCACTAAGCTTCCATCAAATGTTGGAGATGGAGTTAATATCTTCAATCTCTACAAGGAGAAGGGTAATCTTGATGACATCAAAATGGGAACGAGTGAGAAGGGTAATCCTGTCATCGCTTCATCTCCATTTAAGATTTCAGGAACAACCGCTCCAACTAAAGCCCGGTCACTTCTTATCGTAGACAGCCTTCGCAAAGAGCTTGGTAGCGTTAGAGATGCAATCGACTTCCTTGAGGAAGGTGTTCCAATAAAAAAGCTTCATCAGTTTAACAAGCAAATGGGCTATGCTGGCAATGTTGCTAAGCCGGGAGACATTAGGAGAATCGTTAAACAAGCTACCGGGCAGGATGAGCTTATTCCAAGAATGTTTATCTTCGGGCCAAAAGTTGGAGCTTACACTTTAAATGCGGTAGGTAATCACAATTACAATACCATTGATGTTTGGGAGGCTAGGTTTATCAGGAGCTACTTCAAGGGTATGTTTAAGAAAAATACAGGTCTTCCAGCTAATGTCGATGAACACGCATTATTTACACGTTTCACCGAAATCTTTCAGGAGGAGTTTGAAAAGAAGACAGGTGACAAAATGCCAACTAGCGCGTTGCAAGCGATCCGTTGGTTTTATATGATAGATACAGCAAAGAAATTAGGATACTCAGGAGCATCAACAAATGAAACAATCTCAGGATACACCAAAAGATACATCACCAAACTTAGAGCTAATTCAGGAAGTAGGAGACAAGGCGATGGAACGCTTGATGAAGGAGTTTGATCTGAAGCTGAATGAGTTAAAGGATATGTCTAAAATTGCTAAACAGCCAAGGCTTACTTCTGCTGAAGCCCTTAAACAGGTAAAGGAAGGTCGGAAAAAAGACTTAGAATATGAAAAGTTTCGACATTCTAAATTGAAAGCCAATGACAAAACCCAAACGAAATAAATCAGTTCTTACCCGATAGAGATGCCATCTAGTCGATTTACGAGACCAGCTATGACTAGAACGATGGCAACCACAGAACAGCTTGATCGGTTTGTTCGTTAAAAGCCCTGATCTGTCGTTACCCAAACCCCTTAACCGCCCGTGCATTGAGGCAGGATGAAAGTGATTGCAAACATACCACCAATGCCTAACCCAATCCAGCGAATGTGATTCATAACATCGTAAAGCCTGTCTAGCTTGTCCTCTATACTTCCAGAGACTTGTTGTTTTGATTCGTTAGAAGTAGATGCGGATTTTCCTTTATGCCCATCAGAATGACTTGGTGACGATTGCTCTGTTTTGACTGGTTCAATGTATTCTTTGTCGATAACCTTATCGTCATATTCGATAATTAAAGGCTCTTCCCTTTCTTCATTATCTTGCAAGAACATAGCTTTTGCTTGTTCTTCATTCCCACACTCAAAAATGACTGCATCTTTTTGTGACTGACTTTTCCAATAAACTTTATATCTCATCCCCATCTAATAACCCATCCAAATCACAGATGCCAAGGGATTTTTTAAGTAATGGCGACCACAGAACAGCTTGATCGGTTTGTGCGTTAGAATCCTTGGTCAAGCAGGATTTGAGGCATAGGATTGTCAGCCGAATTACGGCATGAATCAAAGAAGCTTTCAAATGTCTTGATCTCATCCGGATTTATGCCTTCAGAGAGAAGTTCTTTTTCAACTACTTTAACACGTTTGGCTACTTCACTATGCTCTTTAGTGATTCTATCTAGATTGTTACGACAAAGATAAGGGCTGTAGAACGACATACTCATTGCAATTCGTTGAGCATCTTTCAGGTTTTCACACAATATAGGCATAATTTTTGCAAGTTCGTGAGCATTCACATTATCAAATGTATCAGAGCTTTCATCTGTAAGGATTCCATGCCAGTCGCTCTCGCCATCAAAACCATCAGAGTTTACCTTATCTTCTAAGTTTAGCTGAATGTTTTTACTTAATAGCACACTCTGAACCTTTGAGACATCAATTTTCAAGGCTTCAGCAACCTCATTTTTTGTAACATACCTTTTTCTCTCTCGGCATAGCTGGTTGTAGACAATGTTTACTTTATTGCAGACTTCATGAAATGAAACTGGGGTGTTAATCCCAAGGTTTACTTTCTTTTTTTGCAAATACCGCTTTAACTCCATTGCTAAATAAAATCGGAAATTCATATCTGTTTTATCCGGGTCGTAGGAGTAAAAGCATTGAATGCTACGATACTGAGCATCACTTAAAGATTCAGCATATTGGGTATCATCCTCTGCATGACTCTTCGCCATCTTGTAGATCAAATCTAAGTTGGCTTCAATAACGCGACTCTTGATATCCTCAGCTTCTCTTTCGAGCATACGAGCCTTTTTCTCGTCTTTGGTCTGAGCTATCTCAGATTCCAGGCGTTTATATTGTCGAATGAGACCGACTTGTTGTTTTTCATCTATCTTATCCATTATCTTTCAATATTGTTACTAAATATTTCCCTTCCATCGATGAACGCACGGATTGTTGATGGCTTAAACCTGACTCCATTGTCGCCAATCTGTACGCGTGCAATCTTGCCCTGCCTTTCCAGTCTTAAAATGGTTTTGGTCGATACCTGAAGTAGCTTAGCCACTTCCTTTCTCGTAAGTAATGGTTCAATATCACTCATACTCCTGCACCTTTGTTTCGAATAAAGTCATCACCTTGAGCTTGAACTAAACCGCTTGAGAGTAGTGTCTCTAAGTGATTGAGGAATACTGATTCCTCAATCCCTGCTGATCGGCATCGTGAAAACCATTCTTGCTTAGAAACAGGATGATTTGGCAATTGGTTCATTACATCGTCAGCACCATAGCACTCGCTTCTGCCATGCTCCCCATACTTGCGGTATTTGGTTGGATCAAGGTCAGGTCGCTCTTTTACTAAAGGAGCATCCAATTGATAACAAAGAGCATTTGGTGTTTTAAAGTTACGAGTAGTAAATTCAATGATAGCACAATCCTGCATTTCGTGAGGACTGAGGTTCATGATTACACTAGGATACCGCGAGAAGGCTGAGGAACCGGAAGCTCGATCCATTGAGTCAGCATTATTTAAGTTACCTTTTCGGGTATGGTGTACCAACATCAAGGCACTATCTTGTTCGATAGTCAGTTGCTCCAATGCGGTAAGAAGTCGAGTTACTGAATGAGCTGAGTTTTCGTCAAATGAATCTCCTCGGTCTAGTACAAAAATTGGATCAACACAGACAAGATCGAGCTGAGGTAGTTCCTCCAATTTAGATCGGAGAACTTCAACAATCGTATCTAAGTCATATGTATGGCGAGCAAGACTCCATAGAAATAAATTGTCAGGAACTTTATCGAACCCTTTCGCATTAGCTATGTGGATCAGTCTTTCCATCGCTACATCTCGACGAAGCTCAAGATCAATCATCAGCACATTTGATTGAGTAGTCTGTTTACCAATAAAGGGAGTTCCTGATGCCAAGCTGATACCTACATTTCCAAGTAAAAAGGATTTCCCTAGCTTTGGGCGACTTGTAAGAAGGCAAGTGTCCCCACGCTGGAGCATACCATCGATTAGGAATGGTCTTATCTCAAGCTCCCATAAGGGAGGGAAATCTTTACCGCTTACAATAGGTGGCAATCCTGCCTTCGGCTTTTTCAAGGAAGCGTCTGCTTCCTTGGCTACAGCCTCTCTTCGGCTTTCGGGTTGATATTCACCGACACCTAGCTTTTCCAGCACATCTTTATCGGTGAAGTATTTAACGAAGTTAGTTGAGTCATCTTCCATAAAATAATACCTCCTGTATCTTTCCTGTTTTTTCGTTTGTTCCCCAAGGGAATCGTGCCATTTGGCTTGGGCGTAAGACCGCCCGGTCAGCACCTAATGTAATGGCTAGGTCTGTAAACTTATTTGTAGCTTCCTCTGTCTCAGGAGCCTTAAATACTGCGTGCAAAGATTTATTAGAGCTGTTCACTACGAGAACCAGCTTCTGTTCCTGCGACAACCTAATGATTAGACCACTTTGAGCATCCCAATCTTTTGGCAAGTCGTCGGTCTCAAATACTATATACTTCCTTTGTGCTACATTTTCAGCCAGCCTTCCAGTTTCAACATCTTTGAAAATGCAGGGACAAAAAAACTGCATACGCGTAAGGTCATCTTGTAGCCACTCGTCTCGGCTTTTGACGTCTTTACGGAACTTATTTGGACTGATATGCAGTAGGTCATCATCCTGATAAAGACTTTCCAGTATTTCACTAGCTTTCTGCGGAATAGGTTCAGAACGATTTATAAGATCCTGGAGCGATCCTTTCTTAGCCCACTCTGCAATGATGTCAGGATTTCGTCTAGCTTGTGATCTTGTTTTACGACCAGCCAATGTCCTGACATCTTGTTGCTTCTTTGTATATGCCCACTTGATCCAGTTTTCTATCTCCAATGCACTTGGTTTTCTGCGTAAAACAGACATCGAAGCTAAGTACATATGATCACAGGCGACTTGAGGGTGAATATTGAAATCTGCACAAAGACGAGCTATCCCACCCATTTGGGTGTTGTAGGTCATGCCTTCTCTCTTTGCTCGATTTAGAAGGTGTACGACTTTTTCAGCAAAAGATTGTGTTTTAATTACAGCCAACGTTTGTTCTCCTTGTTGAAGTAACGATTTAATTCACCACCTTCTTTTAAAAGTGGGTGCTGGCGCATCTTTTGTATACCGCCTGAGACGCACATTCCGATGTACTCACCAGTAGTTCCGGCAAGTTTACCGATCTCAACTTTTTTCAGGCTTCCTCCATTATCACTCTGATAGTGAAGGTATGCTTGGCATTCTAAGATTTTAATAGAATTACGCTTCTTCGACTTCATCATACGACTGATTTGATCGTTGATGATTCCTTTAAGTTCATCGTCAGAATCAAGCATAGCTCTACGCTTGCGGAGCAAATCTTGGATTTGCTCGCGGTTTTCCATATAAAACGCGAATTGTTTGTCATTTAATCTAAGCCATTCGCGTATAGCTTGATCGACTGCATTTGGTTGGATATTCATAATTAATGTTCGAGGTTAATATCAAAATCTTTTTGTGGGTCGTCCCACATGGAAGCTAAAGTGAACAGCCAGTCATATTGGATTTCACCTTTATCCATACGATGGCATCTTCTAAACTGGTGAACTTCATTTGGTTGATCATCCAAATCGGATCTGCAACTTGTGCATTCGCCATCAATGAAATGACAAAAGTTTGATCCGGTGTGATCGCTTTTATCTGCTCCTTCTTGCATTGAAATTGAATGCTACCCACGACCTATCTCGAAGTCGTGGGTAGCCCAGTCCCACCATGCTAGTTGTTTCAATAAGCGCGACCTGCTCGTCCATCGATCTCCGATGACACCATAGACTAAGCTATAGGAGGGAGTGGTCATCACTATTAAACTTTAGGATGAATATCAGGGTAGCTGTGAACAAGAAAGGGCCCATAATCTGAAGGCTCTTCAGACTTGGAGTTCGCAAAGCGGACTGCCTCATTCTTGTCGTACCCCTGATTCGTCAAATTCTTCACCACAATGTCGTAGTCTAAAAGAGCTATTGTCGGGTTTTGGGTTCCAGCAACTACTCCAATAAACGCATTTGAATGACCTTGCGGTATAAACAAATAGTTCATTCCACCACTTTGGGTATGAACATACCAGTCAACGATCTCTTCTCTACACGGAATTAATTTCAATCTTCTTCTGCCTTCGTTTCAATGGGTTCTGCCTCATACTGATCAAAGAATTTTTTCACGTATTTCTTCACTTGCGGATCATAGGCATCGTCACCTCGACCGCGTTTCTCCCAAAAATCAGCATATCCAGCTTCAACTTCGTCAACGAGTTGCTGTTGGCTACAATTAGGCTGACCAATTGATTCCATAAAAGCATCAGGATTCCATTTTGGAAGCTCATGGCTTTTGTAACTAGCTCTATATTTAGGATGCCAGTAATGCTTGGTTTTCTTCAAAAAAGCTTCTAATGCGTCCCATTCATCCATGATTTTGCCCTCCATTATTTTGCACCAAAAAGCAATCCAACGCATTATTTACATTATTAATCGTGGCTACCCTACGAACTGTTTTGTTCGTGAGATGGCATTTTACATCGTCCACTTCAACAATGTGACCAAGCTTTAATAGCTCAGTTATACGTGGGCGAACATAGTTCATATCGGAAACACCAAGTGTTTCCTTCACTTCTCTATCGGTCATCTTTTTACCTGACCGATGGATTACATTATATACATCTTTTCGACGCCCGGAAAGTTTAGGTGTTATTTCCTCGTAAGAGGATATTGAGTTTGAGTGTACCATGTTGGTCGCTCCTTTTACTTCCATGCCAAGACTAGGGTGGAATCAGCGGTTATTAATTTAGAACCTGTTGCTGAAGCAGGGTCGTTTGAGATAATTTTAAATTGGTTCGCTTGCATAAAATTAATTTACATCTGTTAATATCCAAAAACAAGGGATTGTGACATCATAAGTGCTTAATATATAGCTAATTACAGAAAGGTGGAGATCACTACAGCTTACTACAGTTCTGTACAGCTTTTTCATTTTCTACCTTTCCCACGACCTGTAATTGGTTGTGCATCCAACCATTTTTGCCAGCCTTCAACTAAACCTAATGCAGTCTGAAATGTTGCAACTTTTGTTGGGAGGCTTGGCATACCATCCTTTCTTGCAAGGCGCGCACCTATTGGTGCGTCGCCTAATAAGCGGTTCCAAACTCGCAACTCATAACCATCGCCATCTTTAACAACGATTATCGAGCGATCCTGCTCAGGTGGCTTGGTTTTATTACGAAGCATATTTCAACCTGTGTTGGAAAAGTTTTTGCGCAAGTAAGTTTAGAGCGATCATCATACTAAGTTGTATTGTCTCCTAAGCATTGCTTCATGAGCCTTTCGCATTCTTTCGTATTTCTCAGGCTGACCATACCAGTCATGACGTTCCGCATTGCCTAATTTGAAGCCGAGGTCTCTTAGGCGTGATTGTAGGGTGGATTTAGGTTCTTTGGGTTGATTTCGTGTTTGTGTCACTTGGCACACTCCTTTCTAGGGTCATAGTTCTCCATCCGTCTCCATAGCTCACAGGTATGGCAGAATGTTTCGTAGTTATATTTCATTTCTAGAGGGCTATAGCTCGTTACAGAGAACTCTGCTTCGCCATCGGCTGTAAATTGATCCGTGGCAATGAATGCATTCAGTCCCCAAACTTCTTCGTTGTTGATAGAATCAACTCCAAAGAATCCAGCACCATAGGCAGAAACTTGTTCCGGTTGCCCATCATATGGCTTGGCTTTCTTGCCATTAAACTTCCGGGATTTCCAATCGAGGATGAATTTCTTACCGCATGAAGTAAGTCCAACTGCGTCAGCAGTTCCACCATATCCTTCTTCAAGATTCACGATTGTCTTTTCAACTGCTGTTATCTCGAACTTCTTATCCCGAAAATAGCGGATCGCTGGAGCGACATATTTGCGAAGGTCAACATCAAGGTCGTCTACATCTTTTTCTTCCAAGAGCACGGATTCGATTCCAGCATGGATGGCAGTTCCTAATTCGGCAGCACCTCCTGTATTCTTCCATGTATGACCCTTGATCCTTTTAACGAATGACTGCTCATCCTCCCCATTTCGGGGAGGATGTTTGTGTGCAGTCTTCAGATGCTCGTTTAGCTTCCAAAACTCCAAGGCTGGTTTACCGAGAACACTTTGCATAGTCGTCACCGATAAGAACAACCCTTCCTTCTTCGCCTGACTCAGCGTCAGACTGAAGATAGGATTGGCGTCCACATCATAGGCGTGGCAAGTGCGTTGATACCCAGCCATCAGGATTCTACTTGGAAGGGATCGTTTTCAGCAGTAGGTAATTTGATGCGACGACCACCTGGCACTTCCACACTCTCAAGCTTTGGAGCTTTTTCCTGAAGCTCAGAAAGTAGAGGGGCAATCGAGGCAATATAGTTGTATGTCTTACCTTTCTTACTTGTCTTGGAAGCGATAGTGAGCTGGCAAGTTTGCCCGATCTCATCGCAATAATCGTAATTACCATCGAATTTTGGAGCTTCTCCCTTCATGTCTCTGAGCAACTTGAAAAGAGTAGAACGCTCACCGCCCGATTGGGTCATTTCCCAAGAGCGGACAAGGTGAGTTACTCCATCTGCATTGTATGCAAATAAGAACTCAGTTACGTCCTTCTTTTCAGTTACCCCAAGCTCACCATATTTAGGAACATCGACTTGGAAATTGTCTTCCACATCGATGAGCCGAGCTGGATAAGAGCCAGTAGGGCCATGCGTTTCGATTACGAAGCCACGAGTATCCTCGTAGCTGATTGATTGTGATATTTTAGCCATAATTATTTTTGGTTACTTGTTAATGAAAAGTGGTAGTGAGCCATTAAAAGGGCATCACAGGTCTTCAGGGTGGGCTTGAGCAATGGGTACAACCGACAAGCGTGATCGCGAAGGACTGCTTTCCTTTTTGTTCCTGTAAGTCCTTTGAGTCCGCCTAGTGGCTTTTGCCACTTCTTCGGACTGAGAAACTCAACTGGTATCTGTCTTCCTCGTAATAAGCCCTCTAGGAAACCACAGGAGCGTCCTAGCTTAAATGAGGTATAGCTGGGTATGTTTTTGCCAGCGTAAGGCGGTACATCTTCTAAGACAGCGCGAAGAAATCCTTTATGGATTTCTTCAAGCTCTAAGATATGATCAATAAGATCACTAGGGCTAAGAAGGTTATGAAGGGTAATTGCATTTAATCCTCCAAAACAAACTGCATATCCACCTGAAGAACCAGGATCGAATACAAGTGTTATAAGTTGGTCGTGCTTCATCGTTAAGGTGTAGTTCTGCCTCTGATGAAGAACCTAAGTAATTAATTCATTTTTTTTGTGACTTGACGCAAATGGTCTCCAAAATGAAGAATCTTTTTATGGGTCAAAAGTATTCACGGACAAAAAAACAAAAGCCTTTGAAGCTTAGGAATGAGAGAGCCAATCTAAATGGCGACTTGAATACTTACAGGTTTGGCTCATCAGCAGACCCATTGATTCCTGATCCCTGTCGTGACTATTTTCAATCTTTGAGTAGGCATATTGAAAATGCTAAAAGGTTTAGGATTTGCTACAATGTCAGGAACCCAGATTATCCTAAAGAAACTGCTTTTAGCTCAACACACCTAAATTGTCGGGATTTTTTAGGCGATTTGAAGTTTTATGTTAACAAATTAGAGCTAGTGATTGCATCTGCGATTGATAAGAAAATTGTAGACAAGCAGTTTATTGAAATGATTCGAAAAAATCCTCTATTGAATGGATACTTAAGAGGATGCATCACTAGTGGAGAGGATGATCTTAGTGAAGCATTAAGGCTCTACCTATCAATTGGAGTAATGGCTTGGGCGAAGGTGCAAACATATCTTGGGCGTTACATTTCAGATCGGGCAAAGGAAAGCAATCTTTTGGCATCTTTTTATTTCGACATCTATGCCTATAATGATGTTGAGCTGAACAAAAGCAGAGTGCAGAAACACGCACAAGATGCTCTTAATTGGCTAATGAATAATGACGAAGTCTTTATCATATGTTCAGGTATGCTAAGACCAGCTGTACAAGCGATAAGCGATGTATGTAGTCCAATCACAGAATATCCGATCACCCACAATCCGGTAATAAACAGAGCATCTGAATTAAAATATATCGAAGACCCGATGGTCAGAAGTGTATCTCTTTGGTCGAATACCAAACTCTTAGGTGAAAAGGAAACCTTACGCTATGATCCACAGGAAGGGCAGATAATGCCTACTGGAGAATTTACTAGGTACTTGCGTGACATCAGTATCGAAGACCTACAACAGCAGTTAGACATCTTTCAATGTAATTTAAATCTGATCGACATAAATGAAGTCAAGGGATGGTTTGAGTCAGCAAAAGACTCCATGGAATCTGAACAACTTCTTCTATGGACTAATCGTTTAGAAGAGCTAGAAGAAGTTTTGACGGCACAATATTATTGTTACGATCAAATTCATTCTGTCGGCTTAATGAACGCAGAACCAAATTCTACAGCAGAAGAAATTGGACAAGAACTTATTGGCAAGTTTTTGTATTTGTCACGAAAAGTTGCTGAATGGATTCATGACGACAAAAGCATTGAGCATCTAAGAAATGCATCAAGTACAGCTAGTACACCAGTTACTGCTGAAATCTTGGATAAATTTCTTGAGGTTAAAGTACCTGAAGAAAAAGAAGAAGATATTGATGAGCAAATCAACCAGCTTGTTCACTTACTTGAGCTTTCAAATGATGGAGATGAAATCAAATGCCCTGCCATTCTAATGTTTTTGGGTGGTGAAACTACAAAGAGAGGAAGTTCTGAGAAGCGGAAAATGGGTGAAAAGGTAACGGATTTTACTAACCCTGATTATGCCAAAAGAGAAGAAGGGGAAGTCTACTCTTTTCCTTGTATGGCGAAGAAACAACCTGACCCTGCTGATATACGAAAACAAATCAATGAAGACTACCCTGATTTAGCTGTGACATATAAGGGAGAGATAGTTGAAAATGCTCATCCTTATTGGAAGGAATTTTGTCTAATGTTTCCACCGAAAAGCCGTAAAAGTGTGAAGAGCGGTAAGCATATTGGATACAAGCTTGTAGGTAATGCAAAGAAAGGAGCTTTTTCAGACGATGTGGCAAAGTGGCTATTTACATATTTGCCTGAAGATACTGCCTACCATTTAAAAAGGGAGTTAAGAAAAATGAAGGGTAAGCCTTTAACAAAACCTAATGCACCAAGTAATACTTCCGTATCTGTGGCGTCAGAAATCACATAAACAATTTATGTGATTTATGGCATTTGGTTGGCAAATCCCCATCCTTAAATCCGTTACCACATCGTTGCCACATTCGGGGTTTTCTTGTCCCTTCATGTCTCCGCGTTTTTCTGCCAATACTAGTATTTATGTCGCAAGTGCTTGTTTATTAAGTGTTTGAGATGAGGTTACAAATTTCTCTGCTCTATTTCCGTAAGTCACTTTTTTACAGATATTTGCAAAAACTACTTGGCCCGCGATTCAGAGGCGTCACAATAATATGGTAACGAAAGGGTGGTACACAACTGCTCTATTTTCATAATCTATAAACGCGCAAATATCATGATCAATAATCGTTGGAGTAAAAATAGCATAAAAATAAAAGTCGATGGAGACTACTATAAGGTCGAGGGAATGTTACCTCATCGCGATAAAAATAATCGGCACATAAGAGTCCGTAATCGTTTCACCACAAGAGCCGAAGCCGAGGCACATTTACAAGCCATGCAGGACAAGGGTGAGCTTTACATTTTGCAGGGTATGAATCGAGTCAGTCACCTCACCGCAAAAGAGGAAGCTGATGCCATTGCTGCCATCAAACATTTGCAAGCTCATGGTCGTGATATTTCGATTTACGAGATGGCTGTTTCTTATGTCGCAAATATAAGCACGGAGAGACCAATGGTTAAGATTGAGGAAGCTGGAAAAAGTTTTACTGAAACCTTGAAGTTTCAGGAAAACTCAGAGCGACATAAGAAAGCCGTGAAGCGAGTGCTTTTGAATTTGGCGAAAGCATTTCCTCGGAAAGTTGTAAGCTCTTTTAAGAAAGTTGAGATTGAAAGGTGGATGGAGAAATTTACCGAGGGACTAAGTGCGACTAGCTTCAACTTATGCTATCTCCACCTTCATGTATTCTTTAACTACTGCTACAACCAAGAGTGGGTAGAGGACAATCCAGTCTCCAGGATCCAAAAGCGAAGAGTCGAGAGAAAGAGGGTAGAGATTCTTGAGCCTGAACAGGTCGAGAAGCTTTTCGAGATCGCACTTAATATTAAAGACGGAGCAATGGTTCCTTATCTTGTCTTCTCTATTTTTTGCGGAATGAGGAATGAGGAAATCATGAGACTCGATTGGAAAGATGTTAATCTTTCTAAAGGAGTGATTCGGGTAGATGGTAAAAACTACCGCGAGCGACCAGTTATTATTCCTGAAAATGCTAGGGTATGGCTTACTCGTTATGCAAAGTCAGAGGGTAGGGTAAGGCATAGCAATCATGTCAAATATTGGGATGTATTGAAGGCTTGTGCTGGATACCGCGTTCATTCAGCTCGTATGGGTTCTGTTTGCTTTTTTGGATATGATGAGGAGTGCAAAAACGCTTCTGACAAAAGCCGTCCAAGCTTCCCTAAGAATGTTATGCGTCATACCGGTATCACCTTCATGGTTCAGAAGCTCGATCAGAATGTAGATAAGACTGCTATATGGGCTGGCAATTCTCCTCAGATTATTCATCGTCACTATCTTGCAGTTCGCGGTTTGGACGACGAGATGACTGAGAAGTTTTACTCGATTCTCCCACCAGAAGAGACTATCTTTGAGAAGTCTGCTTAATTATGAAAAATAAGATTATTATTGGATTAGTTCTCGTTCTAGGTACTGCCGGATATTTCGGTTATGATTACTACATGACTAAAATACCTGTGGCGGTTAAATTGGTACGTTACACGACAATTTCACAAAAAAAAGAACACTATCGATTATCTCAAATATCAGGAGTGAGTGACAGATATCTTAGGTTAAAGGATGGAACTAGAAGTGAGTATGTAGCCTTTTACAGTTTTATTAATCGAGAGGGTCGTACTATGGGTAGAGAACGTGAAAAAGATTTATCTCTATTAGTTAAATATTTAGAGGACTAATTTCTGAGCCAAGACATCTAAGTGGCGACACTAACGAATATGCGGTTTGTCGCCTAACAGCTTTAAAGCTATTAAGAAGCCTACTCCTTAGAGTAGGCTTCTTCGTGTAAAGGTTTATTATAAGGGTGTGCTTTTAGTTGAGTAAGAAAAAAAGTAAAAACACACCAAATGCAACTACAGCATAAAACGCAATTGTGTAAGTTGACATTACTTCACCTTTAGCAACTGCTTCCTGCATGGCTTTTTTTAAAATTTCTTTTTCTTCAGCTTCCTTCCTTTGTATACCTTCACGAATTTCTTCTTTCATCTCCTCGACGCGAGTCTCAATGTAGAGAGCTTTGCCCTTATTTTCATCGCCCTCTGACTTCGCCATACACTTAATCAGCAAACCTTGCCTAGGTGACTCAGCCAATTCTTTGGCTGATAGTTCGTAAAGCTGTTCGTCAGATTGCATCAAAAATGTATTTTGATAAACCCGTGATTTTCATAAACCACCCATATGGGTAAAAAGCTAGATTAGGGGAAAAAGCAAAAATCAAGTATCCAACAATTGCAGTAAGTTTGTAGAAAGCAGTACCTTTTTGTATGTCCTTTGTCTTTTCAAAAGACTGTCCATGCTGTTCTTTTGAAGAGAGCCACCCTATAAGTGCTGTACACCATAAAAATCCACAGACCCAATAAAGCCAATTCATTGTTACGCCTTCCATTTGGGTGTACTTCATAACAAGGGCGACGCAATATGCTGACCATAAACCCCAAAAATAAATTTGAAATACTGCCATAAGAAAAATCGCAAAAACCATGACTATAGTTGGTGGTTTTTCACTTTTTACAAAAGGTAATAAAGGAAGCATTGAGGCTACTAATCCTAGTGAAAACACCATTAGTCCTACCCACGATGTAACCATGAAAATCAAATTTATGTAAAGAAAGTTCATAAGATGAATTTAAAGGATTAGCGTATTTATAATACGCTCAACTAGAAGAATTGTTCCGCTACCTAAAATAAGCATTGATGCACACCCTCCACTTGCTGTCTTAAGTCCACCAACATTTTGAATTGGGAAAGGTTGCTCGCCTCTATGCATAGCATGGGTATCCCAAACAATCTTTGCAGTTTCTTTTGATTCAGAGGCAATGTACATCATTTTATTAGTAATTGGGTCGTCACTTAGAGCGGTATCATTTTCTACTTTGTGATTTATACGAACAAATAGCTCCTCTAGCCTTTGTACTTCCATAAACATCAAAGTGGTTACAAGAAGAAGCCCGCCTGAATTAATCGCAGGTTTTGGCATCAATTCTTGAGTCATAAAGTAAATGATAGATTCAACCTCCGCAGGAGTGAATTTATTTTCATCACAAATTTTTTTAATATTAGCTTCTTGAAAGACTTTTTGCGTAAAAGACTGAACCAGTTCTTTTCCTATTGTATCATTTATTTGACCCCCTAATTGAAGGTGTTCAACTATTTTTCGTTCTGCTAACTTAACTTTTAATGCTCCCATAATTAAAAAAAACCATTACAGACAAGTCTCGTCAAATACCATTAGAATTTGTATCTATTTTTGCAGGAAATAGATTCAAGGGTAGCAATTCTTATGTCCTTATTGCCTTATTGGAATTTAGGGAAACTAAGAAGCCTATCCCTTTCGAGATAGGCTTCTAAAAGATGGAGCCTCCTGTCAGGATCGAACTGACGACATCCTCATTACAAGTGAGACGCTCTACCAGCTGAGCTAAGGAGGCAACGATTACGAACTTAGCAAAACTGAATCATATTTCAACCATTATTATTATCACGGAAGAGACAAAGTTTCTTCACTTTGAATGTAATCTACTCTAGTGTAGTAGTGTATTATTTTGCTCAACGATGTTAAAATGGATTAAAGAAAATAAGACAGATGCATTTGGCATTTTCTTTTTGTTTATACTACCAACAGTAGTATTCATAATTAATGATCTAGTTGATGGCTGGGCATGGGGAATGGAAACCTTAATGTTTCTTATAAAGATTTTTTCCTTACCTTTTTGCTTACTTGTTCCAGGTTTATTTTGTAGTGCAGTCTACAAAACCATAACTGAAAAAAAAGAAGCTCAACTCTTGGGTAAGGAAATTGCTGATGATCCTACCAAGATTGTTGTTTTGATTTTCTTTGGTTTCATCGCAGTTGTATCGATTTATGTTTTTCTGATTTTACTCTTTGATGAAATTCTTGGCTTCAATTGGTTCTAATCAGTCCTGAAGCTCATTTCGTAACCTTTCTACATAAAATCTACTCCTAGAATATTTCCTTGATATAAAATAGGGGTCTTCAATTTCAATTTTATCTCCATTCACTAAAGATAAATGTAATGTGTCTCTCCTTTCAGAATAGTCTTCAATAGCAACTATATCTTTAATTTCTACATAAGCACCATGTCCTGAGCCAATAGCATAATTTCTATACTGATATTCATCATACAAGTCGTAGCAGTAAACTGAGACTAGATAGGCTATGATTACACCTATCCATTTATAATCATACCGAGTAAATGATAGCTTTCGAAAGCTTTGATAGACTCTACCTGGAATGTAGAGCATGGTTAGACCAATAAACCATCCTGTTTTCTCCTCAAACGAGTCAATAAGGTAGTAACCTCTATCCCAAAGCAGATATGTGAAGAAAAGTAACCAAAATACGAAAATACCTTTTGTAAATGATTTGTAACCTTCAGCAGTTTCTTTGTTCTGTATTTCAGAAAAGATATTATTCTTTTTTTGCACCTCCATTTTATGGCAAAATTTTGCCATGTAAAGCAAGGCAAAGGTCTGTCTTATTCTGCTGTCTCAGCATCGATAGCATTCTGCTTCATCTCTGCTAATTCCTTACGGACATCCTCAATGCTGACCGATGCCTTATGCTCGATCACGCTGGTAGCCATACCAAGGTCATTCTTCTCTTTGTCGCGAAGAATACCAAAGGTAATCGGTAAAACCCCGGCTGGTATTTCATCTTTCTCCAACTTCTCGATGATCTTCATCACACAAGCTTGAGAAGCATAGCTCGTAAGACCAGCGGTCAGGGTTTGCACCGCATCCACACTTTTGTTCTCTCTCTTCAGAATAGCTGAGACAGTTTCAGGAGCGACCCTCTCGCTTTTGGCGATCCGCGAGAGAGGCTTTCCTTCGCCCAGGCTTTGAACGATCCTTGCATATTTCTCAGGGTCTTTCTCTGCAAGCTTTTGACCAGTAAACAAACTTGGACAAGTCTCTTCAGGTGTTGTCACAGCTGGAAGGTTGTCAGGTATGATGTTGATTCGTTTTTTCTTGGTTGGCATGGGAGTTATGAGTTAGAGGATTGAGAGTGAATAAAGTTATTGAAATGATACGGAGACTGATTGTTGTCTGCCTTTGGATATTTGGTGGTTGCTACGGCATAGTCGGTATGGGACTAGGAGGTTATGCTTTTTTGGCTCTTATAGGGCTAGTCGAGGTTAATAAGGACTTTCCAGAGTGGTGGTGGGTACTTGTTTTTCCTGTTTTTGGGCTAGTTATTTTCGCAATAACATATGCTTTGCATAAGATAATTAATTGGGTATTTCAGAAAGGTGAGGTTGATGAGTAATTTCAGAAGGATGTCTATGATCGCTGGTACGATCACAATCATTTGCCTCATTTGGCAGTTTCCCAAGTGGTGGGAAGTATTGAGTACAGACTGGCAAAAAGGCATAGGATTTGTAGCTGGCATGGCAATAGGAGCATACTTGCTAGGTTGTGTTGTTGGTCTCTTGGTAAACCTGATAATTCTCATTTTTCGCAAGAAATCATAACTTAACCTTTCATTCGTTGTTGAAGCTCTGATCGAAGCTCAGGGTCACTCACTACATTGATGTACCGATAGCTTGCGGTGAAGGTTCTCTCGAATTGTTTAACCAAAGCTGGAAGATTCATAGAACTCTTTCCGCTCCTGTTTCCACCTTTGATCATAATAGGCTTTGGATCAGGTTTATATTGAAGCCAACCTCTGTTCTCCATTCCTTCGCAGAACATATCTATGTAGCTAAGAGGCATTATCACATGAACACGGAACTCGTATTCTACACATTCATCGAAAGTGTCATCAGGGTTCACAAGCGACTCAAGGTGTGTGAATGATCCAAAAGGTGGAGCTGAGTCATCCTTTAACCACTTTTCAAACCCTTGCTTGTTTACAAACTCCTGCATGAACTCCATGTCAGGGTATTGACCAATTGATATGTTAGCTTCCATGATTATTTACCTCTCTTTCTTCCGGCAACTAGTTCTTCAAAGTGGTTTTTAGCCATCACCCTAGACTTGGGCATATAAAACCATCCATCCGTCCCATAATCCTTGGGTGCTGGTAAGATTTCCCTAGCCTCAGCTATTTTGCCATTCGGTAAGGGCTTATCTTTAACCTTTCTAATCTTAACGACTATCCAGCCCTTGGTCTCGCTACCATTAAGGTAGCGAGCCTCGTACCAAGCTATGTCGCCCTTACGTTTAATAAGACTATAATCATAGCCCTGACATTGATGTTTAATAAGCTTAGGAAGCTTCTTATATTTAACTATTGGTTTACTCATAAAATTATAGGTGCAAGTGCCTGAAAGTTTTCAATAGTTAGTGCTGTTACCTAGCTGAAATATCCTAAGTAATTATTTTTAAAGTAGACTATAAATCTACCGCTCTATCGCTTGTAACCCTGATTCTAGAGGGGTTTTGTATTGGTAAAATAATTTTGCTGCCTTGTGTTCGTGGCAACACAAGGGGGGAGGGGGTCTAGGTTGTGGGTGGCTAGATTTTTCCGACCAGTTCCCTCACATAAAAAATATTTTTCAATTTCTAACTTAGGATTTGAAAAAGCGGTTACACCACTATGGGTGTGAGCTTAACTTGGACACATCATCCAATCTTGGAAATCCCTTCTCGAAGGGAACAAATTGCGATGGGTGCGGAAAGGCTTCTTCAATACTGGGAAAGCAGAGAAGGTGCTATTCAAAGAGAGCAGGACGACCCTTATCGCTATGGAACGGAACTTCCGCATTGGAAGCTTGCAGACGAACAACTCGCGGATCACAGCGAATTGCTAATCCTTGGAGGAAACAGATCAGGAAAGAGCGAATACTGTGCGAAAAGAGTTGTGCAGACCTTGGTAAAAAATCCCGGTGCGGTTATTTGGTGTTTCACGACTTCATCACAGAACAGCATAGCTTTTCAACAGGCTCTTATTTACAAATATCTGCCAAAGGAATTTAAGAAACTAGGGCGATCCCGAACCTATTATGTGAGCTATAGCTCCAAGAATGGCTTTACCTCCAGTTCTTTTATTCTCCCCAATGGTAGCACCTGTGTATTCAGGAACTTTCAACAAGATGTAAAAACCATTGAGGGCGGTGAATGTGGGCTTTTAGGTGATCCTGTTGAAGGAACACAATCTTGGGGAATTTGGCTGGATGAGGAATATAGTGCCAACCTAATCTCCACTCTTCGTTTTCGCGTTTTAACGAGAGCGGATTCCAAAGGAATCCCTGCTCGTATTATCAGTAGCTTCACAACTGTCTCAGGTTGGACAAATGTGGTTAGCCAGTATTTATCAGGAGCAAGAACCTTGGATTCTCGTCCAGCGGTGCTTCTCGATAACGATGAAGTTCCTGTATTACAGCAGAGCATAAGGAATGCTCGGATCGTTTACTTCCACACTCAGGACAATCCATACAATTCTTGGACAGCTACGAAAAATCAGCTCAAAGGTTCAAGCCGTGATGAAATTTTGACGAGAGCCTACGGAGTTCCGACAAAACCAGCAGGAACTGTCTTCAGAAACTTGGACGACAAGGTGATAATGAAACATAGTGAGATTCCTGTGATTAAGAATCCGCAGGACAATCCATGCACCTATGTTCTCAGTATTGATCCAGCAGGAGCAAAACCTTGGTTCATGATACTTGTAGCCATTGCATCTAATGACATTCACTATGTCATCGATGAATTTCCTGACCCATCCTACGGAGCTTGGGCAGACTTAGAAAAAGGTAATCACGGAGTCGCAGGAGAAGCCTGTCAGCCAAATGGCTATGGCATAAAAGACTATGCCGAAATCATCAAAGAGATGACCAAAGGCTTGGAGAATGTCGATATGATCATCGACCCTCGCCTTGGTTCTGCGAGCTATCAGAAGGCAGAGGGTACTTCCAATATTATCAGCGATCTTGCTGATGAAGGCATCTTTGTTAATCCAGCAGACGGCTTGGATATTGAAACAGGACTCCAGGCTATTAATTCACTTTTAGCATACGATACGTCGAAGCCCATTGGCTTCGACAATCACTCCAAGCTTATATTCAGCGATAAGTGCGGTAATACTATTCATTGCTGTCAAAACTATCAGGTTGATCATGGGCCAAAAGCTGTGACCAAAGACCCTCCTGATTGCTTGAGATATGTCGCGATTGGCAATTACAGGTATTTTGAAGATCACGAACTAGGCGTGACTGCGACTGGTGGATATTGATGTCGAAGTGGGAACATAGAGAGGACACTCGACATGGCGACATGGCTCATGGAATCACATTCAAAATGTGGGAGCGTCAGATGAAAGATTGCCGTGGAGAAGCCACTTATGCTGACAAGAAAATGCATTTAGATGGAAAGGTTTCTCTTACCCTAGCTCAGGATCAGCACAAATACGGAGACGAGCTAATCGCCCAAGTTTATGGAGCCAATGCAAGAATCTTAGATCGCAGAGCGAGTAAGTGGCAGAGAATACAAATTTATTTAGGAGAGGCTGATTTACAGACAGCCCAAGCCTTAGAGGACATTGCTAAGGCAATTCGTGAAAGAAAAGCCAATGAAGGATGAAGAATTAATGGAGGATGCTTTGACCAAATTTCAAAGCGAAGCGAAAGCAAAATTTCGTAAAGGGATTTTGGAACACAACCCCAACGGAGATAAGGGTCTGTCACGAATGCATCTATTGCAGAAAATAGATGCGTGTAAAGAAGAGGTAATTGACCTTTGGTTTTACTTATATGCAATGGAGCAGGATGTCATTAATGGGAGGAGAATCGACTAGTGGCATTTCGCTGGATTTCAATGTTCAGCGGAGCAGGGTGTGGTGACCTTGGGCTTCATAGAGCAAGACACGAAATTGTCGCTGGTATCGAAAACGACAAACAATCAGCAGGAGTCTTTGCATACAACTTTCCTGATGTCCCATTGTTTTCAGACATCGAAAAAGTAGAAGCATCTGATCTACCCGATGCAGACGGAGTTTTATATTCATTCCCATGCCAAGACCTTTCTTTAGCCGGGAAGCGTAAAGGCATAGATGGTGAAAGGAGCAATTTATATGGAGAAGCAATCAGAATTATTTCCGACCTTAAAGAGCGTGGGCTTATCCTCTCGCTTGCCGAAAACGTTGCAGGACTTATGTCCAGCGGAGATAAAGACGACTTTGCTAGGCTCATCAAAGACTTATCCGAAGTCGGGCATCGTGAAGTCGGATGGACGCACTTGGACAGTCAACACGTCGCCTTCAGTTTTCCACAGGATCGAGGGGGCGACAAACGAGGAGTTAGGAGAGCCGTCCCTCAGCGGAGGATGCGAGTGTTTGTACTTGGGACTCTCGTCGATCTTGGAGCAGAAGCCATTGAAGAAATATTCTCTTTCAAGCACCGCGTGTCAGGGCATTTTAAGGAGGGCAGAAAAAAGAGGGAAGCTGGAATCGTTGCCTCTGATGCTGAGAAAAGCGTTAGAGTTGTCTGCTATGAAAACCACGGACAAGACTCTAGAATAAAAGATTGTGGAGACCTTTGCCCGACAATTACACAAAAGGCAGGGACAGGAGGAAATAATTTACCGCTGGTAGCTGGTTGCAATGTTTATGCTGGAGTAGTCACAGGAGATGTAGCTCCGACAATAACTACTGCTACCGGTATAAGTAACGCAACTGGAGCAAAGGTCTGTTGCTGGAATGGTGACATAACACCAAAGGGTAAAGAGGATGTATGCTTAACACTTCGCTCACAGCAAGGTGGAGAAGGAATAGGTGTAGCTCATGCAGTAGCCTTGGCTGGTAAGTCTATTGGACGAAACAAAAGGTCTGACTCTAATGGTCTTGGGGTAAGTGATGAAGGTGTTCAATACACCTTAACTTCAGCAGATAAAAACGCTGTAGCACATGATTTACTCGTTCGCAGAATTACACCACTAGAGGCTGAGCGTCTCCAAGGTTTAACTGACAATTTTACAAAATACCGCGAGGACTTGGAACTAGTAGGAAACCGCTGGATAAAGAAAGGTAAGGTCATCGAGGTAAAAGATGCGCCAAGATATAAAATGCTGGGAAATGGCATCACCGCTCATGTGATGGAATGGATAGCAAGGAGGATCAGTTTAGTAACGAAGATATGAAGATTTCAGATGGTAAGAAAAAAAGAATTTTGATGCTGAGAGAGGAAGGTCTGTCCTATGACAAAATATCAAAAGAAGTAAAGGTCAGCCGAACATCGGTGATTAAAATAATCAAGAATGAGGAAGCAATTCAGCCACAAGCTCAAGATGCATGGGTATACAAGATTTGCCCAAATCCTAGAATCATCCTGATTCATTTCGGTAACAAAGAAAAGTGGGCAAAATGTGTGGTCAAAGCTGGGTTGTTTAATGTTCCCGGCAAGCCTCTACAAGTGAAGAAAGTAGAAACAACTGATGAAGAATTATACCGACAAGTTTGAAGAATCTATGCAGGAGCGAAATGATCGTATAAATGCCATGCTCAAGTGTATGTTTGTCGAAGCAACCTTATATGCAATGCGGAGAAATGAACCACTCCCGGTATTTACACAGCGTGAGATAGCAAACTTTTGTGGATGTTCAAAAGACCATATCAGACGACTTCAGGAGAGTGCCTTGAGCAAGGCTAGGGAGCTGTTGACATAATAAGAAAAATGGCAGAACAGGAAAATGAGCTTTATGAACATGAAACTAAGCCGGACATTGACTTTCTTAAAAGTGATTTTGATAGATGTCGGCACAACCTTTCTTACTACCTAGACCTAGCCGAAGAGGCTAGGGACATTCGCAGAAATGTATGGGCTGGGAAAAGTAAAACAGGTCGTAAGGAAGACCCTGACGCTTTCCCTTGGCAAGGAGCATCTGACTTAGAGCCGAACCTTGTAACTCCGCTTATTGATGGTGATATTGCACTCATCAAGAGTGCAGTAAATCGAGGCAATTTGATTGCTTCTCCAGTTGAATCTAATGACATAACTACATCAGCCATTGTTACTCAATTTATGAGATGGAGGATGTCTACCATGGAGGAACTTCCTCGTGAAGTTGGAGTGGCAGCGAACTATTTACTAGAGCAAGGTTTTTGCTTTTTAGGAGTACATTTTCGTCGTGAGGTGACTAGGGTTCTTCAGCCCATCACCCTTCAGGAGATTTCAGCTCTCTCTCCTGACATAGGTTCTGCTATATCTGACGATGAAATGAAGGGGGGCATTTTGGAGATATTCCAAAATGCCTTCCCTAATCTTTCTAAGAAACGAATTAATAAAATGTATCGTGAATTGAAGTCGAAAGGAGTGACTGAAATACCACAGGAAAAGGTCATTACTAATCGACCTATGATTCGAGCTTACGAGCTGGGTCGTGATCTAATTATTGATAGCAATATTCTCGATTTACAATCAGCAAGAGCTGTATACACAGTCAATTACTACTCTCCTGAACAATTAAAGGAGAAGGTTAAAACTGAAGGTTTTGACCAAGATTTCGTAGATGAAGTAATAACTAACACAACTGGTGACTATGATCATAAATACGATGGTTACTCTGAGGCTGTTATGTCAGGACAGCATGATGCACCTGATCATTATGATGGCTTGGTTCGTTTAATAAGCTGTTACCGCAAGGAAATTGACGAGGATGGCATTCCTGTCTGCACCTACACTTGTTTTAGCGAACAAGCTGAAGGCTATGCAAAAACCTACACTATGTCAGTAGATGCAGGAAAATATCCATTTGTAGCAATTACTCGCGAGCATCTATCAAGAAGACTACTGGATAGCCGTGGATACCCTGAAATGCTTCGCTCCTATCAACAAGCTGTGAAGAGTTGCATGGACGCACGAAAAGACCGCGAATCTTTGACTACTTGTCCACCAGTTGAATTTCGGATTGGATCAAGACCCGAAAAATTGGGAGCTGGCGCACAAGTCAGCGTGAGGAGGAGAGGGGACATCGGGTTCATGGAAGTACCTAGAGGTAATGCAAACGAAAACCTTCAGGTGGAAATGCAAATTAGGCAGTTAGCTGATAAATTAACTGGCAGAGCTACTGATCCAAATGATGCAGTAGAGGCAAACTTGATACGCCAATCTTTGATAAACAATTTTCTACAAGGATTTAGCCAAGTGCTTTCAAAGATGTGGGCATTAGATCGAGCTTACAATACGGATGTCTGGTTCAGAGTGACCTCCAATTCTCGTGGTCAAAATATCATTATGGATGAAATGGCATCTACTTATGATTTCAATCTTACCTTTAATTCGATGAACAACGACGAGGAGAAAGTCGTACAAAAGCTTGAAATGATCGGTAAGATCATGGGGCAGTTTGATAGAAGCGGAGTGAGTAGGTTCGACCAGTACCTTAGAGTTTTTATAGATGCAATTGATCCGAATTTGTCGGATCAATTATTGATTCCACAGCAAGAAGCTTCGACTAAAGAGATAATCGAAACTAGCAATGATCTAGCGAAAATCTCAAGTGGTCAGGTGGTCAATGCACCCCAGCAAGGAATAAATCCTCAGCTTAGATTGCAAGTAATTCAGCAATATCTTCAAGGTACTGAAGATATAGGAGGCGAGGACATTCAGGCTAGATTACAACAAGATGAAAAGTTTAGAGCTAGGCTTGAAAAATACTCTGATCAATTAACCTTTCAAATTCAACAGCAAGAGAATGCTAGAATTGGAGCTATAGGAACTACTCCCGGCAATATTCCAGCATCTGTTGCTATGTAGCAATATGCCAAAGAAGAAAAAAGGATTATACGCTAACATTCACGCAAAGAGGAAACGCATCAAAGCCGGATCAGGTGAAAAGATGAGGAAAGTGGGAAGTAAAGGCTCACCCACAGCAAAGGCTTTTAGGAAGTCTGCTAAAACTGCGAAAAAAAGATGACTCTAAGTGAAGCAATTAAAGCCCTTGAGCATAATACTGAATGGAAGGTAATTCTCGAAGCTCTTAGTAAAGATCGAGAAGCACTAATTAATGATTTTCATTCACCTGAGATATTGGAAAATCCACAAGCATTAGCCCGATTAGGTGGAGAGATCGCTTCAGTAGACCGCATTATAAAGTCTTTTACCAATGAGCAGGACTGACGAGTGTTAGTCTTCGACTAGTTTTCCGTCGATGTAAAATACTTCTTTTCCGTCGATGTATAATACTTCTTTTCCGTCTTTGTAAGTTACTGTTTGCTTATACCCATTCTCGCGCCACTTTGTCAAAATCCCATTTAGTTCTCCGTTCTTGTAGTTTGCTTCCTGAGACTTCTGCCCATTCTGGTGCCACTTAACCCAAAGCCCGTCCTTCCTTCCGTCCTTAAAGTTTCCTTCAACATACTTCTGTCCGTCATTATAAAACAAAGTTTCAAGTCCCTCCTTTATTCCGTCTTTGTAGTTACTTTTTTCCTTCCCCAAATTCGGGTGCAAGCTTGTCCATAACCCGTCCCGCTTACCTTCCTTGTAGTTTCCCTCAAACTTCCACCCATACTGGTTCCATGTTATCGATAGCCCATGTTCTTTCCCGTCCTTGTAATTCACTTCTTCTTTCTTCCCATACTGGTTCCATGTTATCGATAGCCCATGTTCTTTCCCGTCCTTGTAATTCACTTCTTCTTTCTTCCCGTTCTCGTTCAATTCAGTCCAAAGCCCATGCTTTTTTCCGTCTTTGTAGGTGCGTTCCCTCGTCTTCTGCCCATACTTGTCCCATTGAGTCTCAAGCCCCTCCTCTTTGCCGTCCTTGAAATTTTTTTCCCAGATTTTCTGCCCATACTGGTTCCATGTTATCGATAGCCCATCTGATTTGTCGTCCTTAAAGTTTCCTTCCGACCACTTCTGTCCATTCTCGTGCCAAGTTTGAACAAAACCATCTAGCTTTCCGTCTTTGTAGTTTACTTCCGAACTTTTCTGCCCGTTCTCGTACCACTCAGTCAAAAGCCCATCTTCTTTCCCGCCTTTATATGGGTTCAAACTTTTAACCTGCCCATTCTCGTACCACTCAGTCAAAAGCCCATCCTTTTTTCCGTCTTTAAGTTGATATAAAGATTCAACCTGCCCATTGTCGTACATACTCTTTACCCACCCTGTGAAAGGAGTTTGGTTATTCGGAGTGTAGAATAACTCTTCGCCAATATTTCCTCGTTTTTGAATAAATTCTGCATTAATCGCCTCAG